TAAATCTGTAAACTCTAAAGGCTTTAACGTTCTAAAATATGTCTTTAAAGAAACGCCATTGTAACCTAAAATAGTGTCTATAGCATCTAACAATAACTCCTGCATTGGTCTAATAACCATATTATCAAATAACACGAAAGAGTTTTGCAACTCATCAGCATTCGAACTAAAACCATTAGCAGAAGCAATACCAAATAAAAGCGGACTTGTAACGTTATGTCCTAACATAATCTTACGTAAGCATTCTTCACTTAACGTATTGTACAAATCAGGCGCATCGTTTACAGGCATTGAATCTACCGTAGTCTTAGAGTCTTGGTTATTGTTAAAAGCTACTATTACCTTTTCGCCTTTAGTTCCTGTCAACTGATTTAAAACTTGTTGTTTAATCAATAACTGCTGTTCTTCCGAAGGAACTCCGTTGTTAAAGTTTATAACAGCACGCCCAGAAAAACCATTGTTAACTTCATTGATTAAATAGTTAGCAATATCTTCTTCAAGTTCAGCGTATGGTAACGCTCCGTGATAATCTACGTAACTATAATATTTCATTCCTACGGAATAAGGTCTTATAAACATTATTTCTATAGGTTCATTTGAGTGTCCGTAAGCAGGTATTCTCTTTGGCGTAAAGTTTCTTAGGTCTTGCCAGTTATCACAATAGTAATACGCTTCAACTTCGCCTTTTTCGTTACACTTTTCAGCACGTAATAACTGCACAGGAACGTGATAAACCTTGCTAATTTTCTTTCTGTCTTTAGAATAAATAACTTGAACGGCACATTGACCTAACATTTTCAAGTCACTTACCAAATGACGGATACATTCTTTAGAAAACAAAGCCATCATTTGAGCGTACTCATTAGGCTTTTTAGACGCATCTACAGCACTTAAACCTTTTCCGTAAACTAAACGTGTTATATTGTTTATAATCGCGTTATTCGTAGTAGAATTAGTATACCTATCTATTAAGTATTGATAGTAGTCATTGTCTTCACCATATTCTACCCACGCATCGCGTTTAGACTCTTTTATTTCAGGTCTTGAATATTCGCTTAATTTTAGTACGTGTATATTACTCATAAACTATAAAGTCGTTAGTTGTAGAATTAGAAGTGTATTGTCCGTTGTTTACACTAAATGATACAATAGGTTGATTTGTACAAAACACTTTATCTTTATAAACTACGTCAGAACCATCTTTTAACACCAAGTTATAGAAATGTCCTTGCGTTAGGTCAAAAGTTGCTGTAATCGTGTTTATGTAGTCTCCTATCGTATTAGAACTAATCGTTACTTCTACTTCTACGTTTGTTTGGTCATCAGTCAAAAATAAACCATCGTAACTATCACTTCTTGGAATGAAGTTAAATGTTTGTGGATTATTTGTTTCTTGAAGAACTATCATACTATAATAACTATGTTTACTCGTATTTGTTTCTACGTAAAAAAGCCGACTCTATAAAGAATCGGCTTAACCTATGAATATATGGAAAAAAACTACGAAGTTACGATTGTAGCGTCAGTTCCTGCACCTGTTTCAAACAAAGTTTTTAAACCTGCCTCATCTGAACAATTTAAGAAATTTGCAGGACTTACCTCTTGCGCTGTAAATGTCAAAGAGTATCCGTTAAAATCTCCTAATGCACTTCCTGAAGATACCGTACCACCTGTTACATCAGCACCTTGTGTAAGTCCCATTAAAAAGAATTGGTCAGTCATTGTTCTAACAACAATTCTTGGTCTTCCAAATGCTAATAATTTAACGTTTTTGTGTGTCGCAATATCTTGTCTTTTCAACTGAATAGAAAGTGTTTGTTCAAAGAAAGTAGTACCATTCTCACGAGAAGAATTAATAGTAGTTTCAAAAGAGTTATTTCCTTTTAATTCGTATTTGTATAGGTTTAACGCTGAAGCTGGAGTCCAGTCGTCAATTAAATCCGTGTTAGTTACATCGTAAATAACATCGTCTGCATTAAGGTCATCATAGTTAATGAAGTAAACCGCTTTCAATCCTGAAACCGAATCCTTACATTCTTCTATACGACCATTTGTAATTTCACAAGCCATTTTAGTATATTTTTAAATGTTTAACAAAAAAGGGTGGCGTTTATTTCACCACCCTCGTTTTTTCGATTTCTAATTATTAGTTAGCAGAGTTTGTAATTCCGTAAGTAACCATATCTTCAGCAAATCCGTATTTAGCATCAGCTGTAAATCGCATAACTACACGTACGTTTTCACTTCCGTCAAGGTCAGCCATATCTAAAACTTTAACTAAGTTCATATCATTCAAGATACCTGTAGCGAAGTGTAAGTTAGATTTAGTTGTAGCGATAGCAGTGTTAGCAGCAAGTCCGTTAGCCATAAATACTTTGATTCCGTCAAAGAAAACATCACCAAATACTTGGTTAGTTCCTTTGTTATCGTAACCATTAGCACCTACACCTGAAGAAGCAAATCCACCTAATGCACGTACATACGCTTTGTAAATGTTTTGAGAAACGTAAAGAGTTAAGTCGTCTTGTCCGTACATTCTTGCAGGAATAGCGTCTACTAATTTACCTAACTCAGTTACAGCGTTAGAAGCTGTTACCGTAGTTCCTGTAACTTCTTGAGCAGCAGGTAGAGCAGCATCAGCAGCGATTTGAGTAGAGATACCTGCGAACTGACCTGCAGTAGCGTTAACACCTGTCCAAATTGTAGTTTCCATTGCAGAAGCAACTTTCTCAGAAACGTAAGCAATTAGGTAATCAGAGAATGATTTAGGAAGTTGGTCAAATGCAGAATATCCCATTTCAGCAGCTTGCCAAGTTGAATGGAAGTCTTTTTTACAAAGTTGCAAATTCACTTGGAATTCTTCAGGTTGTAAAACTCTTTCAGTCAATGTTAATGTAGAAGTAGCATCAAAGTCACAAGAAGCATTCTTAACGATATCGTCAAGAGCAACTTTTTGGATAACTTGTTTGTACTTTACGTTAGGGTGGATAGTTATTCCGCCTTTTTCTAAAGTTGGTGCAGACAATAACGCTGCTGCAATGTACTTACCTGCAAATTCGCCAGCGTAAGTAGTTGTAATTGAAGTGGTTGTAGCCATTTTTTAAATTATTAATTTAGTTATTTATTGATTTTATTTAATATGTTATTCAAAGTAGAGTTACCTGCTTTAGAAGCAAATTTAAATCCTTCGATTTTTTGTACGTTTTCAGGATTAAATACGATAGGTTCTACTACTTCTTCTTCTTCGGATAGTTGAACTTCTTTACTTAATAATTGCGCTTTAAGTTCTTCGTTCTCTTTTTTCAACGCTTCCATTTCAGCAAAGAATGTTTCCTTAACTACGCTTTCGATTGTTTTCTTAATAGTTTGTGCAGGTTCGGTAGACATTTCTTCTTCCATTGGTTCTTCTTCAGTAGCAGGAACTTCAACTTCTACTTCAGGTTCTTCTTCCTTCTCTTTCACTTCGGAAATGATACCTTCTTCAGCAACTACCAAAACACGACCATCTTCTAAATTATAGCTTCCTACTGGTAAAGGTATTTTTTGCTCGTCTTCAGTAACTACTACTACTTCCATTCCTGATTCGAATGATTCAGCTTCTATGATAGTAATGTTATCGTCTAACTTCATTGTTTCAAGTTTAACTTCCATTCCAAGAAGTTCTCTTACTTTGTTTAAGATTTGATTTGTGTTCATTTTTCTATTATTTAATGGTGTTTAAAATTGCTAAAGCATCGTCAATATCACCTTGTCCATCTTCTGCTAACATAAAATACTCTGATATTAATTTATCAGCTTCCGAACCAGACAAATTAACACCAAGTTCTTTAGCTAATTTATCAAATTGACCTTTAAATTTTTGAGCGTTTGCCAATGCTTTTTTACCCCAATCTTTATTTGTTTTTAAATCGTCAACAGCTTTCTTCATTGCTGTTACATTTTTTTCTATTAACGCTTTTGATTTTGCGTAACCTGCTGCAACTCCACGAGCGCCTTTAACTGCCATTGCTAAATCTTCTAACAACGCTAAATTAACTTCGTGTTTTGCTAATTCTACTTTTGGTTGCTCTATCTGAGCAATCTTAGACATAGTTGTTTTTAGTGTATTCATAACTTATTAACTTATTTATTTATTACTTGTTGCGTTTTTATCCGTTTGAACTTGTTATAGTTCTTGTTTCATTCGTGTTTGTGACACTACTCGTTACTTGGTTTACCGTGCTTCCTATTCCTTGTGCTTCTAAACTTCCGTCACAGCATTTAGAATTGTATGTTCCGTCTTTACATATACAGCCACGTCTACCACCTTTTGGACTTGTTTTACTTGGTGTCTTTTTCATCCTTGACCTCTATTTAGTTTTATATATCTTTTACTTGTTTTTAGCTTTGAGCTTTTTGAGTGTTGCTTAGGTCTTTTTTTTCGTGTTTTCCTAAGATGTGCCGTTACGTTAGTTTGCTTTTTCATTTCTTATCTGTTCAAGTTTACGTTGCGCCCATTCTATTCCTTCGTCACCTCCCCAAGCTAACCACATTAAACGACCGCATCCATCGCCTAATTCTTTGTCGGAGTTTTGTCTATGTCTTTCAAAGGCTGCCATTCTCGCAATAGTGTCCTCAGAAATAGCTTCTCCGTTTGCTAATTGGTTAGCTCTCATTTTACCTACAGGAGTACCGCAGTCACCCCATCCGTTTTCTTCTGCGTATCTTAACGCTATCTTTGCGTTTTCTTTAGCTGCTTCAGGGTAATCTGTATATGATTCGAGTTTTAGTAGGTTTTTAAGTTGTTCTATAATGTCTTGTTTTCTTTTGTCCTCTAAACTCATTTCGTATTTGTCTGCGAAATATCCTTCTATAGAAAAGCCTTTAACCTTACCTTCTTTGACATCTTTCCATACGTCTTCGTTGTTTACTTTCATTGATATCATCCACGTACCAATTGGTAAATCAAAACCATATAATCGGCTTTTATCCGTCTTTTTGTCTTCTATAATCCAACTTTCTACAACTGACATTCCGTTAAGTTCTTGCTTATGTTCGTAGGTAGCGTTGTTTTGATTACCACGCATTAAGAACAATTCACTTGCTTTACGTACTGTCTTTTCACTAAAGAAAATATAGTATTCGTCTTTTCCGTTGTGTCTGTAAATTTGTTTGTTAGGTATTAAAGCTGCACCCATTAATAAACGCTTTTCTTCGTTTACTTCTTTTAAGGCTATTTCGTGTTTATTTAACGCTACGAAGTTTTCTTCTATAGCAGGAGACTTAACAACTGATACGGCATCTATTCCGCTTTGCTCGTCTTTTTCGTCTATTATCAATTCAATAATATTCATAAACTTATAACTTTAATTTGTTTATAGCGTTGCGTTTTGTATTCTGTTCCTATCTAATGCTTGTGCGCTTGTAACTTCACCGCTTACTACATACGCCTGAACTGGTTGCTGTTGTAATTGCGCCAACTGATTTATTCCGCTCGAACCTATCGTATTGAATTGTGGTGCAGCTTGTGCTACTTCAGGTGCGCTCGGAGTACCACCACCACCGCTACTTGAAGACGAACTTTGAAACTGCTGTGAAGCAATCTTTTTAACGTTTACTAAACCTGCTGTTATAGCTGCTGCCATAGCAATATAGTTAAATGGTGGTGGCGAACTTGCTAATGCCGTGTTAGCTGCTTTGTAAGTATCTATTACAGCGTTTGCTATGTTTACGGCTTTCTGAACTTGGAAGGCTCTCTTTTGTTGTTTCTCGCTTTTACCCGCAAATAGTTCTGCTAAGTTTGAAATAGTTTGTAATCCGTCTTTTACTGCCTGAACTCTATATTCATTTAATTGTTTGATTCGCGCTTTGTCTTTTTCGTCTTGCTCCAAGTTCATTTGGTAAATCTGAGTTCTTATAGCTTCTTCAGCTGAAAGTTCTAATTCACCTATAGAAATACGAGTAGCTACTTTCTTTTCTAAATTTATTTGGTCGTCTCTATCGCTTCTATCTCTGAACTCATACCTAACCTTTTCTATTTCTTTTGCATAACGGTCTTCAATAGCTTTCTTTAATTCGCCTGCTTTCTTTCCGTTCTTATCTATTCCTGCAAGTTCTTCTTTTTGTTGGAATTCTAACAATGCAATTCTTTTCTGCATTCCGTCTTCCATTGCATCAATTTGCTCTTTCTCTAATTTTGTAGTGTAATCAGCACGCTCTTTAACTTGCTTTATAACTTTAGGAGTTTCAGTTTCGTAGACTTTTGTTTGTTCTTCTACCTTTGCAATTAACGCTTCGTCTGCTTTTGTTATTCCGTCTATTTGTTTTATTTCTTCCTTTGCAGCATTGATTCTTTCTTGTGTTTTTTTTGCTTGTTGTTCTAAAAAAATTAATCTCTGTTCATTTTTTAACGGGTCTTGCTCAAGTAGTTGCCTTTCTTTTTCAATGTCTTGCCTTTCTTTTTGAAGTTTTATTTCTTCCGTTAATATTTCTTGGTATTTAGAGGCTCTTAATGATTCAGCTGCGTTTATCCTTGCCCTTGCTTCTGCAAGTTTAATATTTAATACTACTGCTTTGTTTAATTCGTTTATTGATAACTTTTCAGAATTTACATTTTTAAGTAAATCAGGATATGCGTCTTGAAGTTTTTTAACCGCTAAATTCTTTTGCTCACGCGTTAACGTTTCATCATTAATTTGCGTTTGTAGTTTATTTAATGCACTTAACTCTTCAGCAGAATCTTCAATAGCTTTTTGTTGTATGTCATTTGAAGTCTTTTGAGCTGAAGCATATTTACTAATTGATTCAGTGGTATCATCAAACGCACCCATCAAATAAGCAACACCAGTTACAAGCGCACCAATACCTGTTACAGCAAATAATTTACTCGCTGTAGTCATAGCACTAAAAGAATTCTTAACAACTGAAGTTAAGTTTACGAAGGCATCCTTAGCTTCAAGTGCGCCTTGAATACCTTGTGACAAAGCCATAGCACTTTGCACTTTCAATAAGGTTTCTTGTAAGGCTTCACTTTCAGCACCTATTAACCCCATAGCACCTTCATAGGCTTGAAATCCATTTAGAACGCCACCTATTGAACCACTTAAAGCATTAAACTTAGCATCAGGATTAAATGCATCAGTTAAACTTTTAGACTCTTGAATTCTATCTTTGAGTTCTGCTGCTCGTTTAGCTGCTTCCGCTGCTTCTTTACTCGTGTTTCCGTAAGTATCAGCTAACCTTTGAACTTCCTGTACAGCTTCTCTATATTGGGTCTTTAAAGACTTTACATTGTCTTTAATTTCTAAGTTAATTGTTCTTGTTTCTGCCATCTCGCTTTTGTAGTTTTATGGTTCTTCGTCTTTTTTCAAGTTTCCACATTCCTTTCATATCTTCAGGAATAGAATACAATCCTTTTGCTATCTGAATGTTTTGCGATTCTCCGTAGAAATCGTCTATTTGTAACATCGCTATTATGTTTTTTATCACGGCTGTAAAATTATTAAGTTACTTGCTTGTGTACCATTCCAAAACGTGTAAGTAACTACTACTGTAATTACAAGTGTCGCGCTTTCTTCGGTAATCATATTCTCAAATTCTTCAGTTATAAAGTCCAATGACTCCTCTGTAATTAACTTAGTTCTTGGGTTAGCGTTGGCAGGAACACAAATTTCTACTACGCTGTCAGAGTTTATTGTACTCGGTGTTATTGTAACTCCTGCAGTAGCACAGGTTAAGTCAGCTTGCACCGCTCCATTTGGTAAATCTACTCTTACGTCTACACATTGTGCGCTTCCATCTAATTCTATTGGTTTACCACCATTGAGTAAACCACCTACTATTGGTCTAAAGTCTAAGTAAAGGCTAAATTCTACATCGCCTGTTGTTAGGTTAGACTTCATTTCGTTTATGATATATCTTTTATCTCTTATAATGAGTCTATCGTTTAGTTTTAGTCCTGTTAGTAGGCTTATAGGTAAATTAGTCTTTACGTAGACTAATCTATTCTTTAAGTTAAATAAGTTAGTTAAGTAAGGAAAGTAATAAGTAGCAAATAATCCATTTTGAATTGTCTCGTTGTGTATTATAGAATTGTCAGCGCCAAAGTTTAAACTATACTTCGTGTTTTGATAAGTAAAGTCCTGACCAAATAAAGCATAACTTGAAATGTTATCGTGACCGCTTCCGTTATAGAATTTAATATCGTGCGCTAAAACATCGCTTTCACCATACAAATATAGTAGTGTAGGTTTTGGCGTATAAG